CATCCAGAAGATTATTATTCTCCAACATCTTAATTAACTTAAGATTAGGTTTTAGTTTAGCCATTTGCTTCTGAGCACCTGCGCCCATCTGCATTAACCTAACTATATCTTCAGGTGATTTGACCTGCATAGTTGCACCATTAGCTTTGAATGGAGCTGTTACCTGGTTGTACGCATCCTCGTAATTAAAAGTATCAGTCTCTTGAGGTGTATCCTCAGGTGTGTCTGTATTCTTTTCATTACTATCTGCATCAACAGATTCTGAGTTAGTATCTTCAGCGAAAGGTTGAGCATCTGCTTGAGTATCCTCAGGCAAAGTGTCCAGTTCTTCCTCTGGAGTGTCTTCTTCAACAATCTCTTGGGTGTCGCCAGTAGCATTATCACTTTCATCACTAATAGTATCATTAGCAATGTCTCCTTCAGTCGTAACTGTGTCAGCCGATTCTTGTGAATCTTCTGTTGCCGAGAGTTCTTCACTATTCTTTTTTAAGAACTCATCATCTGAAAGGCCTAATACATTATCCATAATTAATTAACCTCCTCTGCGAGAATTTCTTCTCTGGTTTGTTCAAATTCTTTTAAACTAACTTCCATTTCATTACCTCGACGAATAATCATATCAAAATAATTAGATAGACTACCTATCCCAGCAATCATATTATCAATGGAACGTTGCTGTGTTTCATCTAAATTAGCATTACTTTTAGCCATAACTAACCTGGCTGCTTCTTCTTTGAAATAATCATTCATAATTATTTCTTTAAAATGTTTATTCTCAGATAACTTATAAAAATTATCTCTCAATAAAATCAATTTTTCTGCTGTAGTTATCTGTATGTCTACATGTTCTAAATCATTCATTGTGGTATACTATTTATTGGTTGTGCCATATTTTGAAAGGCTAATTTGTCAAGATCGGATAATCTACTATGATCTTTAGATTCCATATTTTGATTATGTTTTAACGAAGCTATTTGATTCTCATGTTCCCTTCCTACACCAGATTCTTGTTCTAAAAAGTCTAAATCTTTTAAGTCGGACTGACTATCTAATCCTCTAGCTTTAGCTATTTCAGTTTGAGTTTTAGCTGTTTTGTACTGAACATCTATAGCATTTTCTTGTCCTTTAGCAGTTTCATTAGCTATTTGCGCTTGTAGTAACTGCAGTTCTAGTTGTGCTTTCTGTTGAGCTAGCGGATCGGGTTGAGATTGATATTCTGCAATTTGTTTAGCTAGCTCAGGCATTTTCCTTAACCGGGCAATATCACTTAAAACCATCTTAGACATATCTAATGGTAAAGAATTACCCATTGTTTGCAACATAAATGCTAATTCTTGTGCTTTTTCATTATCAGCTTCTGCAGTAGATATATTTAATTTAATATCGTATTTACCACCTAAATCATCTCTGTTAATAGCGACTAATTCATTGTTAGTTATTCTTATAATTTCTTCATCCTCGAGAAATTCAGCATTCATAGATATAACTTTTCGCCCAATTTGATTTAAACCGTCAGAGAGCCGTCTAAGGATACCTAATTCTCTTTTTGATGTAGCATCAAGAGCAGACCTAATTCCGGTTGCTGTAGACCCCAAAGCTTGCCCTGAAATGCCTTGGGTAAATGCTTTTATGCCTGTAAGTGATTCTGCTTCATTATTCTGCATATTTAACACTTCTAATGCAGATCTAGGAATCTCTGGATAAGTTTCCATGTAAAAAGCAGACTTAGGATCTGTATTGGCATTAAACTTAAAGTCTTCCCCCCTTTCAAATTTCCTGGAATTAGTGATATCTAGGGCATCTTTACGAATACCTTGTTGTCCATTTGCACTTCTGCCAATAACATCTATTATACCTCTAGTTACTGCTCCGATAATCCTTTGGTTATCTTCTAACAAATGAGCATCAGGTTCTCCGTAGATACTTCTTCTTTTAGGTAAATACTGAACTAAAACAAAAGGTAACTCTTTATCCGGATACGGGTTTTCTTCTAACCTTATAATAGTACTCCCTACCCATGAAGCAACAAATGGTACTACTTCTCCTGTATCATGTATATCCCAGTATCCCCAGTATTCTTTTACTACAACTTGTTTCCTTGCTGTATCCTGAAAAACAAAATTGCTATCATCTGTAATAGCATGATCTGGTTCACTAAGAATAGAGTTATCATCAAAGTTAATTGAATCTAAATTCTTATACCTACCATCTTTTTTTAATTCTGAAAGGGAGGATTCGAAACTATACACTACAAACTTTGCTTCCTGTATATCTCCATTACAAGTAGGATCTATAACTATATTATTATAGTTACATACTTCTAGTATGGGTTGATTTTTAGTAGTAACAGTTTGTTCTTCTGTGTGTGAACCCACTTGTACTGGGAGTACAGGAGTCCCCTGTTGCATAGTTACTTCGTGAGCTTGTTGGACTTCTATAGGTATTTCTGCACGATACTGCTCGGGAGACTCCTGCATCATAGTATGTAACTGCTGATGCGTTGCTTCTGCGTCTGCAGTAGGTTGTAATTCAAAATCAGGAACTTCTATATCCTTAGTAGTTTCTTCAAACTCCCAACCTACTTTAACTATAACTGTACCTTCGTCTACAGCAGCTCTAACATACTCATCTATAAATTTAGTTTTATTTATTTTGCAATTAATCTGGTAATTTAATACCTGCCCATTTTGGACAGCTGACTGCTTATCTTCAAAAGTAGCAGGAGCAGTGTTAAATAAATCATCTGTAGATAAGAAAGGTTCAGCTAATGCAGAGTAACGCCACTCAGCTTGTTTCCTAACTAATTTAGGTACTATTTTACTTCTACCTTTTTTAGCGTTAATTACTTGATGCCCTTCCATCACATCTAGCCACCTATCTACAGCAGCAGTATGTAATGTATGCGCAGGTTTAGCTGCTGAGTAATCTTGTTTTAGATCAAGTAAACTAGGTGGATTTTTCCAATCCACTAATTCTGCAGAATCAGACTCAGTAATATTTTTTATTCCAGGAGAAACAATGGCCATTAAACAACTTTAGTTACAATATTTGGATACGCAGCAGGATTATCTACTATAAAATTATTTATCTTATATACTTTTAATCCGTCTATAGTGGAGTGGTACTCCATTTGATTTCTGAATGCATGGGTGTCCACCGCCCCATCGTATATAACGCAATATATACTTTTTTCTCTGGCTATATTAACTACAAAATGCCTCCACACATCTGCAAAATTAAATTTGTCTCTTATTTGCTTACCTATAAATATACCTATTACCAAAGACCCGTCTAAATCTATACTGTGAGCATGTATTAGTGAAGCTTGTCCTTTTTGCAAGTAGTTACACTTACCAGCTACTATTGGCATATGCTGTAACTCGCTAAATCACTAAAACTAAGATTAGTAGTTGCAGTTTCAGCAACCAGGTCTTTAAGTTCTCTTAATGTTACATCTTTTTTAAGTAAAAGTGCATCCACATCTACTAAATCAAAATCAATATTAAACATCTCAGAAAGCCAACCAAATAACATAACTAATTCTAAACTATCGTATTGTGCACTAGGTAGCGTAGCATCTATATCTACAACTGGTTCTGCAATTTTTTCATTAGTAAGAATATGATTAAACACGCACATAAACTCAGCATCTGAATACGTAAAAGTAGAACTACTAGTATCTGCCATATCTAATACGTCCACACAGTAGGTCTTGGCCCTTCTTCAGGAGTTAATGCATCTATATGTATGAACCTTTTGTTGTGTGCACCTTTTTGAGACAACCCAATGCCAGACATACCATGCTTCCTAGCTATATCGTATAGCCTTAATGCATCTGCACCTGAAATAACCAAATCAACAGCTTTCCTTTTAGTGTGTGGTCCATTTTTACCAGTTGATGACACATTACTATTATGAGCTTCACATCTTACTGCACTTGTAACAGATAAAGGTCTTTGCATCTCATCACGAATCCCTTGTAACTGCCTCATAAATTCTTCATCCATATCAGAACTTCCACAACCACATTTGCATTCCATTTCTGCAACACTAAAATTCTTTGTAATCATCATAGCTATTCCTCCAATTATCAACCCATTGAATTGTCGTCTAGTACCAACCCACATGGGGAAAGTTTAACTGCAATTAAGCAGTCTTCTTTTCCAAAGATTTTTTAAGTAACCCTACTAATTTATCATCAACATCAGAATCTGTTTTCTTAGCTAATGTCTCTAATAATAATATGATCACTTTTTCTATAACTTTGCTGTTACCTAACATGCTGAAAGCCATAGATTTAACTACTCCTGCAATTATAAACGGCATTTAATAATCCTTTTTAGGTTTACTTGTTAAGATAGAATTACTACTTTTAGTAAATTCTTCTTTTTCTTCTTCTTCTTCTTCTTAGGTGGTCTTCCTACTTGATTACCATATGTTCCTTCACCTTGTGGCATACTATCTCCTTTTCTTATATTGTTCGTGTAAATTTCTTAAACGGTCTAAATGATCTTTTTCATTCGGAGTCATTCTCTAGCCTTTAATACTTCTAAGTCTTCACTATTTGCACTAACTTGATACTTTATAACTTTAACATCACCAGATAACTCTGAGACTGTTATCATCAACCATGCAATTGCTCCAATGAACACACTACCAAATACCAACAGAATATTATTAACCGACATGTTATGGACTGACATATTCTTCTCCATTAGTATTTTTTAAGGTCATCTCTGCGATTTCTACCTGAATCAATACGCAGATCAGTAACCATCTCACGTAAATCATTTAAATCTTCATCTAAATTATTTAACTTCTCTTCTATGTTATCCTTCTTAGAGTCAATCAATATCATCTCGTTCTTAAGATCGATAATACTACTAAATAAGAATGTAACTGATCCAATTACCAACGTTAATAGTAAAGGGGTAAGTATCTTTACTAAACTATGCTCAGCTATAGCTTCAAGATTGTTTTTAGTTGTTGGCATTAGTTTTCTTCATCATGTTCTGGATCTCTTTTATCTTTGAACCAATAATCTGTAGATTTAGCGAGGACAGCCACGTAAGCCCCAAGAAGTATATTAACAAGGTCTCTCGATGAGTCTTTAACCTCTGCAAAAAACAACAGGTATAGTATCGCCAAGAACGTAATACCGTTTGCTGAACTGATGATAAACCTTGCCCAAAAGTTAAGTAATTTCCTGTTCTCAACTGCATTACCTGCTCCACCAAATAGTGATCTGTGTTCTTTCATGATTCATCTATTCCTCAGCTTCAATATTATAGACAATCAGCCCAACGTCCATGTCAGACTGACTGAGTTTGAGACTCCGCTACGCAGTGGTCTCATAGATCGG